GATGACATATGGTGCTTATTCACCAATCGCAGAGAGTTTATCTATCGATTTAGCGCAAGAAGTTAAAGCAAGAAACGTTATTAACCAAAACGAAGTAATTGTAACTGACCGTAAGCCGTCAGGAACAACTGTTGTGCAAGCTCCAGATGTAAGTACAAAAGACTTTTTTGCATTAGTTGAAAGTCATAACGGTATTACTACTGAGCCTTTACAGCTAATTCATGGAACTGTTGCCGGAAATATCGTGCAAATCGACTGTCCTGCAGTGCAGCTAACCACGATCAGTGAATCCGATAGTGACGGTGAACTTCACTATAGCTTAGGTTTGTCTTTGATCCCTGCAACATCTGACGATGAGTTCAAACTCACAATTAAATAACTCCCTTTTGGCTGGGCGGCGTGTGAGCCGTGTGCTGCTCAGTCTCTTTTTATTCTACGGCTCAAAATTAACGGCGAGAAAAAATATTATGTCTTTAGTAGTTAAACAAATTGCATCAATTAAAGAGAAAGTCCAAATTCTAGTTCCTACTGATCTTGGTCGTTCGACAAAAAGCGATATTGTTGTTGAGTTTCGAAAGTTACCAGTAAGCGAAACCAAAAGCGTTTTGGAAGCTGCCGAATCTAAAGAGTTAAATGATGAGGAAGTGTTACACCAAAACATCATTAATATCGAAGGTCTTTTGGACGAAGACAAAAAGCAAATAGAGTTTACACCTGATATTTTGGATACATTACTTGAGATGGAATACGTACGTAGACCATTGGTGTCCAAGTTCATGGAAGTGTGCGTAGGTCGTGAGGTCCTTAAAAGAAAAAACTAATAGAACTCGGTAATTTTCTTGCCCCTTGCGGCGGGTATACCGAGCAATCCCCTGAAGATGATAGCGATATTATAAAACTCCCTGAGGGCTCAGAGGCGTTTTGGCAAAAAGCCAAAGAGCAAGAAGAGTTCGAGTTATGGGATGAAAATTATCGCTTCTTCGAATTATTCCAGCAATGCCAGACTCAATGGAATGTCGGCATGGCGGGGCCAATAGGGCTTAATTATGTTGCGGTCGAATGTGTTATGCGAATGACCGCAATTCCTCTAGAAAAACAACCCGAATATTTTGAATCGATCCGCTTAATAGAAAGTGGGTTTCTTGCTGCATTAAACGAACGGAAAAAGAATGTCTCGTAATTATAATGTTGGTTTAGTTGTTAAAGGTGATGCTAAAGGCGGCGTAAAAGCTGTAAAGGCCACTAAAGACGAAGTAACAAAACTAAATCAGAAACAGCGTAAGTTTCAGCAAGAATCAAAGCGCACTAATAATTCTATAGGCCAAATGAGTAAAGAGTTTGGTCTATTAAAAATTGGTGCTTCGGCTGCAGCGCTAGGATTGGGTGCTGCAATTGGTTCTATTGGGCAACAGATGTATCAAAGTGTCGATACCTTTCAAGGGTATCGTGCTCAGTTAAAAACGATCACAGGTGATTGGGGTAGTGCTAGCGAAGAGTTAGACCGCCTTATTGGTGTTGCTAAAGAAACACCATTTACTCTTGAGCAGTCCGTTGAAGGTTTTACTAAGTTAACGCACTTAGGCCTTGAACCGTCTAAAGAAGCCATGATCAGCTACGGCAATACAGCCTCTGCTATGGGTAAAGATCTCATGCAGATGGTTGAAGCTGTTGCTGATGCTTCAGTCGGTGAATTTGAGCGTTTAAAAGAATTTGGTATTAAAACCAAGTCGGTTGGCGATCAGGTAACGTTTACCTTTCAAAACCAAGCGACAACCATTAAAAAGGATGCAAAAAGCATCCAAAAATACCTATATGATATTGGTAATAACCAGTTCGCTGGCGCAATGTCCGATCAAATGGGTAGGCTATCCGCACGAATGTCCAATTTGGGTATTTCTGTTGATCAGCTCTTTGATGCTGTTGGAGAGTCGGGCGCTACAGATGTATTTGGCGATTTACTTGATTCATTAGCAATTGGTATCGATGCAATTACCGCGAACCTTCCAGCAATAATAGGTGGACTAGGTACTTTAGCTGAGATTGTTGTTGCTGGTGGCGCTCTGTATTTAGGGCTTAAGTCTATACCACTGTTTTTGAAAGCTGCTGGCGTTGCTGGTAGTTTTCTGTCAAAGCAAATGCTTGCGGTTTCTTTGGCTTTTTCAACAAGTACAGGTCCAGTATCTTTATTTACGGCAAGCCTTAAAAATTCCATAACAACAACCAAAGCGGCTATTGTTCAATTCGGTTTGCTTAAAAGCGCAATGTCCTTTTTGTTTGCTGCGTATGCTGGCTGGGAAATAGGTACTTATTTACGAGAGCAATTTGTTGAAGCCCGTGTTGCTGGGCTTGCGTTCGTTGGCGCAATGGAAACAGGTTTCGCGTATTTGAATTACGCGATTTCTTCGATAGTACAAAACCTTGTCAATGTTTGGACTGAAGTCGAGAACGTAGTTAAATCTGGTTGGTCTTCGGTTTATAGCACAATTGGTGATGGTCTATCGTCCATAGGGTTAGATGACTATGCTTCTGCATATCAAAAAGCCGCCAAACAAATGGAAAACAGTATTGTTCCTATTGAAAAGCTTGGTGCTGAGTTAGATAGCTTAAAGAATGCCCGTGATGAAGAAATTGCAAAAATTGATAAAACAATTGTTTCATTAATCGCTCATGAATATGCGCTAAATAACAATTCAAAAGCGCAAAGCAAACATAAAAAGGAAACAAGTAAAAAGGTAGCGGAAACTTCTACTGAATTAACAGCGAATCAAAAGCTGATAGCTTCAATTGGTAAAGAAATTATTCTGCGCCAACAATCTGCAAAAGAGCAGTTTATTGCAACGAATCTAAGTAAGTTATCAGTTAATGCCAAAAAAGAAGAAATAGACACGGTTAGAGCGCTCTCGGCTGCGTTGTATGAGCAACAGCAGCTACAAGATAGCGATGGATTAACCGAGGTTGATAAGTTAATCGAAGGTGCTGATTCGTTATCTCAGTCTTGGTCTAGTGCTGGTAACATTATTGTTGAAACCTTCGGTAGTATTGGCCAACAACTAGAAAAGTTAGTCGTTTCTCAAGACAATTACGCTAAAAAGTTTAAAGAAGTTGCTGAATTAAAAGAAAAGTATAAAGACAATCCAAATGAGCTGAAAAAACTTCAAAAATATGAAGTGGATTTAGCGAGAACAAGAACATCTGAAAACTTATCAAGCTATGCTTCTATAGCTGGTGCTTCAGCAAAAATGTTCGATGAGCAATCGAAAGGGCGTGAAGCCTTGCACCGCATGGAGCAAGTTTTTACTGCGTTTGAAATTGCATTATCACTTAAAAAAGCAGCTGCCAATGCTCTAGCTGCAATTACTAATCAAGGTAGTGGTGATCCATACACTGCATTTGCTCGAATTGCTGCTATGGCTGCAATTATGGCAGGACTGGGAGTATTTACTGGCTCAGTATCAGGTACAGCGGTTAGCAGTGCATCTCGTCAAGAATCACAAGGCGCTGGCACATTGCTTGGCTCTGATGATAAATCATCATCCATTGCTAATGCGTTAGAGCGTGCGGAAGAGTTAGAGCTTGATCAATACGCTGAATTGCGTCAAATGAACGCAAGCTTACGTGATTTGAATAACAACATTACAAATTTAGCCGTTAACCTTGTCAGTACTTACGGTAAGTTTGGTGATAGCAATTATTCAGGTGTTTTAGGCTCTCAAAGTACAACACCAGATTGGTTAACCTCTGGCAGTAAGGTTTTTAGTGCCTTAGATCCAACTGGTGTAGTTGATAAAATTTTCAGTAAGTTTTCATCAACTAAAAAATCATTGATTGATTCTGGTATTTCAATTGTTAGCCAAACATTAGGCGAAGTCATTGATTCAGGTCTATTAGAAGCCCAAGCGTATTTTGACGTTAAAACGACAAAGAAAAAGTTTTGGGGCCTTTCTAAAAAGACAAGTTATAACACCGACTATCAAGATATTGATGCCGGGTTAGAACACGAATTTGCTTTATTGTTTGAAAGCATTGGTAACACCCTAAATTCGGCTATTGACGTTTTAGGTGTTGATGTAGCTAAAAGCCTAGAAAGCTTTGTGATCGATTTACCAAACATTAGTTTTAAAGATTTGTCTGGTGAAGAAATCCAAGCAGAGCTTGAAGCGGTATTTAGCCAACAAGCTGACTTAATGGCGCAACACTTGATACCTGGTGTTCGTGAATTCCAGCAAGTAGGTGAAGGGTTATATGAAACGTTAATTCGAATTGCTCAGCAACAAGCCGTGTTTAATTCTGTACTAGAATTAACAGGCCAATCGCTTGATGGTATCGATGCCAATCAACAAATTGAAGTGTCACAAGCGATTATTGCTTTTGCTGGTTCAATTGAAGAACTTCAAAGTGCAGCGAGCACGTATTTAAGTGAGTTCTTTACCGAAGCAGAGCAATTTGAATACCTACAAAAACAGCTTAATGAGCAATTTTCTGCATTAGGTGCAGTACTGCCAAGAACCCGTGATGGGTTTAAGTCTGTCATATCATCTTTAGATCTAACAAGAGAAGCCGATCAGCGTTTATATGCTCAACTGATGTTGTTGGTACCAGAGCTAGATAATTACTATGACAAGATTGAAGATGGCACTGCAATTGTCGGTACCGCTGCGGAAAAAGAAGCGCAACTAAACGAACAACGCCAAGCGTTTTTAAGTACCTTCCAAGAAGAACTTACTCGTTTAGATATGTCACCGCTACAAATTAAGCTTGCAGATTTGCAAAAAGAGTTTGATGAATACCGTAATGAAGCGGCTGCATTGGGTGCTGATACAACGCTCATTGAAAATTTGTATGGTCGTAGACGCCAAGCGATTTTAGACGAAGCTTTAACCGCCATTAACGATGATCATAAACGTCAAATGGATACGTTAACTCGTACTCATGAAACGGCAGTCAATAATCTTGTTGCAAATAATGACCGTTTAAAGAATGCGTTTGTTTCACTTAATGCCAGTATCTCAAGTGGTATTTTGTCGATACGTCGACAAGGTGCTGATTGGAATGAAAGCGATTACCAATCTAGCCAAATAAGCGATTTTACTGCACTGCTTGGTCAAGGTTCTATTGAAGACCAGATCAGCAATGTTAGTAATTTAACAAATGCTTATACCGCTAAATATAATGCTGAACTTGAAAGTATTAATAAAGCAAGAGATGCAGCACAATCGAGATACGATCAGCAACTTGCGAACATTGAAGATAAGTATCAGTTAGAGCTAGATATTTATAACAGTTTACGTGATGCGCTGGACTCTCTTAAAGGTGCAGCGGATGCATTGCTGTTATCTGACTATTCAACGTTAACGAATGAACAGAAGCTTAAAGAATCTGAAAGTCAGTTTTTCAGTATCCTTGAAAAAGCCAAGCTTGGTGATTTGGATGCAGTAGGGCAGCTTTCAGGTGCTAAAGATAGCTACCTTAAAAACGCACAAAGTTTTTATGCAAGTGGCAGTCAGTATTCTGAGATATTCGACACTGTTTTTAATGCAATTAATGACGTAGCCGGTCAATCGATTAATGCACCATCAAAAGGTCGTGCACCATCGGTTCCTCGTGAAATTCGCGATCACAATGTTGCGGTTCAACAGCTTCAAGAGCAAACCGTTGAAAGGTTACTCGAGTTAAAAACATTAACGGCAGAATTAGAAGCTCAATCTGAATCTGAGTTTGAGCAAGCCATGTCTGCATTAAACGTTCAGCTTGATGAAAACACGTTGAGTATTACCACAGCAATTGACGGACAAATCTCAGAGCTTCAAAACATTAGCGCTGCGATTAGTGAAATAGATGTTGCACCGGTGATCGAATTACCAGCGCCTGAAATTGTGACGCCAGTGGTTAATGAAACGATCCAAAATATTCAACCTGATATAGAACGCTCTAATGCAGCTATCGTAAACGAGTTAAATAGTACACGTACTGCTCATGAGCGTCATAATGAAGCGCTGGTTCGTGAGTTGCAACATCAACGAGAAGAAACTCGTAATGTTGTAGAAAGGCTTGAGCGCTATCAAGCGGAAAGCTCTAAACAAACTCGTAACCTCGAAAGAGCACTAGAAGATTTTGCACAGGCAGCACAATAATGACCCCAAACGAATGGTTAAAAAAGTTAGGGGTTAAGCGTACATTATTGGCCGTTATCACTTATCTGAAGGATGGAGTTAAACAAGCTCATTTATCGACAGCAGCTTTTACCAGCTTGCCAACGGATTCACCAGCTAATACTGCATTTGATGATTTAGTTTTGGAAACACCAAGATTTTCTCGTCGTATGGGAATATTCACCGGAAAGACAACAGCAAGCCGCAGTAACATTTCTGTGTTTGCTCATGATGTCTTAAGCGATTTGGCTGCGGGAAATATTTACAAGCAAGAAGTGAATTATTACTTAGGTGATGAAGATTGGCCCTTTGCTGATTTCATTCACATTGGTAAACAACTTGCTGAGCGCATTAATCCAACGACTGATACTTACGATATTGAAATACGTGATCCATCGTTAAAACTCGACGCCAAGATTGACACAGGCACTTTTACGAGCGGCCCCAATCAAGACAAAGCACAACCTTTATGTATTGGTGATGTGTTTAATATTGAGCCAGTACTCGAAGATGCAGCGACACATAGATATCGTGTCAATTTCATTGCGGTTGAAGATGTTTATGCAGTGCGTGATAACGGTGTGCCGGTGTCTTACACAAAAGATAATGCTAATGGGCGCTTTACACTCAATCAATCTCCTGCAGGACGAATAACCTGTGATGTGAAAGGGTGTAAGCCTACAACGTGGCTAAGGTATCCATCAGAAGTGTTGTCTTGGCTTCTCACTACATTTGTTGGTGAGCAGGCTGGCAATATTGCTGATCTATCCGCACTACCAAATTACACCATCGGGAAATATGAACGAGAGCCGAAAAAACTCAGAAGTATCATTGATCATATTTGCGAGTCTATAAACGGGTATCACTATTATTCTCGTGTAGGTGTCTTTAATGCGGGTGTCATGCCAGTAATTTCAGGTACATCGGTAAGTGAACTAGATTTTGATGATGTTGCCAATGAAGGGGTAAAACCTCGAAAAGTCATTGAGCCATCAAGTAAGGTGGTGGTCAATTACCGTCACAATTACACGATTCAAAATGATGGTTTAGCGGGTATCGTTAGTACGTCAAATAGAGACTTGTATGGCAAAGCATACCAACCTGCAGAATCAACCAATAACTTACCCGATTATCCTGATGCAGAGCCAAAAACAATTGATAGTTGTTTAGCTTACCAAGCCGATGCTCAAGCTGTATCTAACCAGATAGCGGCACAATCTAACCAAAGAAGATATGTGTACCAGGTAGAAGCCTTTGCTACGCCTTTTTTGTTTGATTTGGCTGATGAAATCAAATTGACCTATTGGGATTTTGGATTGATTAACGGAAAAAACGGCATTGTGGTCGGTTTAGATGATAACCCTATCGACGGAGAGGTTACGGTAGATTTATGGATGTAAGTAAAAATCTTCGCATGATCATCGTTAACGATGCAGATAAGGCGAATTTATCTTTGTCAGTGGGTAGCGAGGTTGCTTCATTGCCTTTGACTAATGTGCAAAACAACCTAAATTCTCGTGTGTTTAGAACAGCGGATGTTGCACAGGTTCAAATAGCTATGACGTTCGATGAGCCTACTATTTTGTCTGGACTTGTATTGTGGCGGCATAATTTAAGTGATGCTGCGACTTGGCAAATAGAGCTGTTTTCTGATGTCGCAATGACTCAACCAATTACTGATGGTGATTCAGGTGAGCTACAGGCCGTTGAACAAAAGACACTAGGCGAACATGATTGGTTATTAGATACGTTAGTTTCTGCGGTTGTTAATACCAAACTAAGAGCCAGTAATCATTGGTTCAGTAGTGAAGCGGTACAAGCTGTTCGTATTACTGTTAAAGATCCTCTTAATGATTATGGTTTTATTGATATAGGCCGTATTTATTCAGGGATAGTGCTTCAACCGCTAGTCAATTTCAGTTATGGACATAGTCTAGGGTGGGCGAGCCAAAGCCAAAAGAAAACCACTGCTGGTGGGAGTACTTTTTCAAAGAAACGAGCAAGACCTCGAAAGTTATCTTTTTCGCTCGATTGGATTTCCGAGCTAGAGCGCCCTCATTTTTTCAATGCGATTAATCGAACAGGTGATGATACCGACATGTATTTGTCGATGTATCCGGAGTATGGAGGCCAAAAAGAAATGCAGTATGCAATGGCTTGTATGTTTACGACTCTGCCCGATTTTAACAATATCCATCACGATACTTACTCGACTCAATATAACGTTCAAGAGGTGTAATAGTGCCATATCCATATGATTCAATTTCATGGAGCTTTGCGCTAAATGATAGAGGGACGCATTCAGGCAACTACATGGGGAAATTAAATGAACTTGTTAGTGCATTTAACGACATGGTGCAGGGTGTTAATGCTCAAATAGCTGCGGGTCAAGACGCAGCTACCATTAAAAGTGAAATGGAAGATGTTCGTGATCAAGCGATTAATGATGTTGCAGCCCTTAGAAACGAAGCAGAAACATTTCGCAACCAAGCAGAGGCAATTCAGCAAGGTGATATCAGTGGAACCCACGTTGACTTTGCCAGCGTAAAAGTAGCAGGTTCTTTTGTTTACCATCCTGGTAATAAACCAACTAAAGCTACGGTAGGTTTGCCTGAAGTTGACAACACTTCTGATGCAAATAAGCCCATCTCAACGGCACAGGCGAATAAAAACACTGAACAAGATGAGGCCTTAGTTAATGCAGTTGCAGCAATTGATGCAAAAATCGCAAAAAACAGAACTTTAGCGCTCGCTGCTTTGTAAAAGGATAAATATGAACATCACCAATTTAGAAACAAGATTAGCGGCTAAGATTGCAGCGCTAGATGGAACGGAACCAACAGAAGACTTGTTGATCCTTAAAAAAGCTTGTTTAGATACATCTGTTGATACGACAGCTCTAGATGCTGCAATACAAGCTGATATAACGGCTTTGTCAGCTGCTTCAGGTAGTGAAGAATTGTTAATTGCGAGCTTGGCTGCGCTTGCCCCTTCTTTTAGTAGTGTAATTAAGTCAATTCAACGAGGAGTACTGTCAGGCGGTAGCGGCACCACAATGGTTATTTCTGAAGTTGATAGGTCTAAATCAATGGTGTCAATGACAGGTCAAAAGTCATCAGGTTCCAACAGATATTTTGAAGATGTTGGTTATGTCACATTGGAAAGTTCAACAAACGTCCGTCTATGGGGTGGTACTGGTTCACAAGTTGGTTGGGAGGTAATTGAGTTTGTTTAAATACGCACAAATTAATAGCGATCAGGTTGTATTCGCTGTTCAAACATCAACCAAAGAAATCAATCATCCAAATGTTATTGGGGTAACCGAATTTCCAGAAATAGGAAGTGTTTGGGATGGTACGAACTTTAATGTAGTAACTCCCCCATCTATCCCTCAAGTACCGCTAAATAACTTGGTGATAACAAGTACAGATTTTCGAGACGGTATTCATCATTTAGGTAAAGACGCAAATTTCACTGCAACTGCTGATGTAATGCTACCAGAAGGTACTTATGTGTTGATGGCTGAAAAGCTTATCGATTCAACACATAGAGTTGATGATATTCGTTTCGAAGCGACTGTAGACAACTTAGGTAAACTAACTTTAACAGGCGCATTTGATAATTATGGAAATTACATCATTGACCCTGAACGAATTAACCGAGGTTTTGCCCGAATCGGTAAAAATGTTGAGCTCGTATTTGAACCAATCGAATTTAATGTGGTTTGTAAGGTTATCTAATGAGTCATTTAACACTCAGTGAAAATTGGGTGTTCGAGATAACAGCAGTACGAGCACGAAAGGTTAAAGAATTTGGTAAGCCTTATTCTGCTATCGCAACGATTAGTTATGTTGATGGTGAGGTGCATGTCGAGGGTTTAATTGCGAGAGGCAAATATAGTCGTGAGGATACGAAAGAGATCGAGCGATTTATTAAAGAATTTTTTAGCGTAAATGAATATTTCACCTCTCACTTTAAAAACGGTGAGCGGGTAAAAGTACAAGTAGAACTATAAGGTACAACATGAAACTTACAGACCATCCAGATTTAGCAACCGCAAAAGCTTATCCAGTTGATGTAAAACGAATGATATCTAATTCTAAGATGCGTTTATATCTTAGAGGTGTAGGTTTATATCTGATTATTAAGAACATCGCTAAAGGTAGTTTGGATACTTGGAATAAAGAAGATCCAAATCCAGATAATCATTTTTTGGTAGAACATCCAGCTAAAGAACTATGTGAATTAATTGTTGATTCTTTAGCCGGTTCCTCGACTGACGATAATGATTTTAATTTCATCGTGGGTGATCCTATTGGTGATGGAGTTATTAAGGATACGGAATTGCTTCGTGATGCATTGTTAACTGAACATTCCGCTAAAATTCAGCAGTTACTTAATATCTGTAAGGCCCATTGTAATAGTGTTACTTATCCGTTTGCAGATGCAACACAAGACGATTGGGATAAAGCGCAGTTAGAATTATCCCCAAGAAGAGTGGAATGTGATTATCCTCATGGTTTAGGTTATACAAATAGAGATACCAAATCCAGTGTTGAAGTGGTTGTGTCTGAAGCGCTACCTTATGATGATATTATTTATTTCGAATGTGAAAGCGCAATAGAAGGTAAGCCTTACTCACATAATCATTCCAAAAGGGCTGCAGTTCATATTCCTGCAAATTCTACTAAACCTGAAGATGCTTCCATCAACTTGTCAGGCCTGAAGCCTAAGGTAAAAGTATTTGGGATTAGCAAATTCAATCGCACTTTTTCTGCATCTGTTTTCTTAACTTAGGCTATAAGATATGAGTTATGCGAGACCAGCGGGAGTATTACTTGCGATAGAGTGGAACAACCCAAGGTTATCTGGTTTAGTAGGCTGTTTTGTGTCTGATGGCACACGAATGATCAACCTTGTGGGTGATATTCCGATGTCGAAATCGGGAGCGGTGACATACAATTCCGATCATACTTACTACGCTGACACAGGATACACTTATACCGTGGATTCAGCGCCTTTTAAACTTTCAGGTGACGTAACATTAGTTTCCATTGCGCAAAATGCTTCGAATACAACGGATGGCAATATATGTCTTTTTTCAACAAACGGTGAAACTAGCAGCACAAACGCGCAATACACTCTAAACGTGGTTGCTGGAAAGTTAAAGATGTTTTGGGAGTACGGAAACGGAACAAACAAAGATACCTCTGCTGATTTGCCTGTTGATATAGTACCGAATGCAGCGCCTAACTGCTATGGGGCTACAAGAAGCGTTGATACAACTTCAGATGTTAGTTTTTTCGTAAACGGGGGGCATATAGGCGACTCATTGGGTAACACCAACCCTAGCGGAGGGGGATCGGCTGGTTTTTCCATAGGAGCACTCAAAGGTAATTCGGCTTACTCTCAGTATAGAGGTGATGTTCATTTAGTACTTGTGTTTAATGAAACTAAATCTCAAGAAGATATGGAGTCTTTGACAGCGAATCCATGGCAGGCTTTGCAAAGCGACAGCGCTAATATAGAGCAGCTTATTACTAGCGCTGAGCAAAGCGTTTTTGGAGGATCTATATCGCAGTCG